GTTATACTTTTTTGTTTCATCCGTAGTATTCAGCATATAGCCAGTAATCCCTCCTGGAAACCCCTTCGGAAATTAGGTTAGCGCAAGTAGTGTCACGACGTTAGCGCGTCTTTATCTAGGCCGGAGCAGTTTTACGACCTACTCAGGTCGTTGGGTGCTCACAGAGCGCCGGCCAAAATGGGAAGTAAATCCATTAGGCCTTCAGCGTCTGGAGCAGCTTGCAGCAATTTAGCAGCGATCGAAGAAAATTTGTTAAAATTATCAGATACATTAGTTCCAGTCAATTTGGACATACCATATATTGGAGATATAGCACAGGCCAATCTTTCAAAAATCTTGGACATGTGAGCAGGGTTATCGAAAATAATGTTTTTGTTTTCCAACAGCATATTTAGAGCTTTGACAACTTCAGTGGTTTCGCCATTATATATTTTAGAAACAATAAGACGATTTGTTGTTACGTATTCAAAAATTGTTACAACTTTCAAGAAGAAAACGTTTTGGGAAGTTGCACTTGGAGAAACATTGGCAATATTCCCAGTAATGGCTATTCCACCATAATCGAATTCATTTGATTGTTGGACTGTGTAAAAGGCAGGAGAAGTAACATTTTGATAAGGAACCCAATATGTGTACACACCAGTTGCAGCTTGCTTAGCAGTATTTAACCTGCCAGATTCATCAAGATTCGCACCAGACATTCCTGTGATTGTCCTGAAATTTAATTCGGGCGTTGGATTTAAGAAACCAATAGCTTCACCGGTGACGAGAGATGCACATGCAATTGTACCATTTTTATACAAGTTTGGTGATACATTAGTAAGTAAAACGCTTTGCGCAATTGGGCGTACGGACGTAACAAATGATGAGGTACTTGGAAAGTTAGGAGGTGAATCCACTTTTGTAAAAGTAAGACCAAGTTGTCCTGAATTTTCGTAGGCATCCACAAATGAACCGCTTAACAAATATTTAGTATCATCTTTAAAGTTGAAATAAAAATTAACTTTTAACATTAATCCTTGAGAAGAATTGTAGGTATTTCCAACAAAAGAAACGGGAGAATCTGATACTATTAAGCTAGTTTGAAAGGATGAGTTTATATATTGAGGGAGAGCAGCACCCTCAACAAATATTGGAGTCATGGTACCAGTAGTAGCAGCATCTTGGCCAAACGCAAAAAAGGACTTAGTTGTTGGAGTTGCATTTCCACCAGGATTCACTAAAGTAGCGGTAACTTGATGCCAGCCTGACAAATTAGTTATTTGAAAGTGTTCAAAAGCAGGTATTAGCGTCATATTATAACTGTTAAAAGTCATGAAAGGTGAGGTGGTGACGCCAGTTGTTAATGGCGTTTTAACTCCAAAAAATGACCCAGAATGCACCGTTAAATTGGTTACAGCGTAATTAGTACCAAGAGCAATTACTGATGATGCATATTGTCCGGCAGTAGTACATGTGGAGTTTATAGATGAAGATGGTGAGTAATTTCCCCAGGCTCCACCAATTCCCGAATAAAATATAGAAACTTGCTGGTCGGCATAGTAATCATATTGGGCATCGTCTAATATATCAGTGCTACCAGGTTTAGATATCATGATCTGCGCAGCGTCTTTTGAGGCAGGATTAGCTCCAATAACAGGTCTAACGAAAATAGCAAATTTCCCGTCAGTGTTAGAGGAGTAATCTATCATAACAGGCAAGACTCTCACAGACTTATATAGTGCACACGATTGATTAAGCGAATCTGGTAATTTAGAAAGATGATGTTCGGGATCGATAACAGTAGCAATGTATTTAAAATATTTTGGACCCATAGTGCCCCTTTTTGGCATGGCAGCTTGAGTCTCCATTCTGAGTTTACGAAATTGAGTACGTATTTCAGACATTTCTTTTTTAGCATCTGAGTTGTTGGCAGCAGCAGATTTTTGAACTAGTGTTCTTAATTTGGCTTTTCCGACAGATCTTTTTCTTCTTCGTTTTTGAATTCTTTTTGGGGCTTGTGGTTTAGCAACGATTTCCATAACGAAATTTTCCGAAGGGGTAGTTTAAATTTAAGTGTAGTCAGTTTTAAGGACCTCGTAAGAATTCTTGGCAAACAAGTAGGACTTCTCACAAGGTAAACATAAAGCTTCAAAGACAGAATTAAAGGCAGCAGTATGCATATGGTACCTGCTCTCGGCTATATTACACTTATCGACAACAGTAGACACACTACCCCATGTCACAGAGAACTTTTCTTTGAATTTGTTCTCAATATAAGCCTGAATTTTTCCTTTAATTTCGACGTCCATTTCTGGAGCATCTTTCATAACGCGCCATACCTCTTCTATACATGCATGGTGAGGTAGGGCCATCAAGGACGATAAAACACATTTTCTAAAGGACTGTATATGATCTAAATTATATATGTCAATATTAAATTTATATGGTTCTTGAATTTTTGATAATGCTTTCAACATTAATCCAGGTGATGCGATTAATGTGATTTTTCCTGAAATTGTAGTGAAATAACTTCGTAAAAAAGTAACTTCTTCTAATGTTCTTTTAATTTCTAAACCAGTCAATTTAATGAAATTATCACTTATATACATTAAAGCACTTTGAAGGGCAAGTGTATATGCTTCTGCAGAATACAAGTTTCCTAAATTGGAACCATCTTGGAAACTTATATAATGACGATTTGCTATGACGGAATTCATAACAAAATCTTTAGCAACTAAAATGATAACTTGCATAATTAAGGAGTTAGAGCTAGAGGTATCAGAAGCACCTGATAATCTCATAACTCTTTTCATAAATGGGGTTGGTTCAGCTTGTTCAGAGACTCGTTCATTGAATTTTAAAGGACGGGTGAAACAATACATTAGAAGCCGAGCTAATTGATGCTCGGGTAGGCCATACATTTTACTAGTTAATCGGGCCATGAATTTTAATTGCATTTTAATGATATGATAATCCTGGGAAGCATCGAATTTAGAAACATCAGGACAAATAGCGCCAATAAAAATTCCACTTTTATCCCATACAGATAGAGTACTATCATCCCCTGAAGTAACAACATGGTCGTAAAAAGGGAGAACTGAATTTTTCTTTACTTTAGTATCTCTATAATATCCAGAATATTCTTTTGCGTCTTGCCAATAATCGCCAATCTCTTGGAAACTTTTCCCACTACCAATATTAAATATAGTGTGGCTACTTGTCTTACCTAAATCCCATACTAAAACATTCTCATCATTTTCATGAGCATCATCAAAAGCTATTTTCAACGCATTTGAGAATGGAGTTAGTTCAGCAACAGGGGACTTACCAACGGCGAAAACAGCACGTGGTATTTCAGGGCGAATTTCAGACAAGTAGTCCTCAGGAACCACTTTTTGAATTGAGATCGTAGAAGGAACTATTTCCTTACCTAAGATTTCATTCATCTTAAGAAGGAGTTCGGTAGCGTGGGTATGTTTTTCGATAGATTGCATTTCCATAATTTGGGTGGATGAGGAGTCAGGGCCAACGAGTTCCATAGCTTCTAAAAGAGCTTGCTTATATAAAAATTTTGTAGCAGAAGGAAAGTCTTTATCTTTAAAATACTCCCATAATTCTAATAATGTTGGGAAGACTTTTTTATCATTATCAGATACTATTGGTTGCAAAGCAGCTAATAACTTATTACACATAGCATTCATTCTTTTCCTAAACAATTTAGAAACAAGAAAAGTATCATATATTTCAGTCGTCCTATCAGCTATGTCATTTAAAATTTGATCTTCACAAGGCACAGCACCATAAGTTGAGACGCAGTCTAAAATATATTTATATTTTCTTTTAAAAGTCGGGCTAGGATTTAAAGCGCGGATAGCTAAATAAAAATCTCTAACATGAATTGAGCACCTAGGATTTGTGTATCTAGCACCTACAGAATGAGTTTCTACGGCATACTTCTTCTTAGTAATGAATTGGTTGGATATCCATTTTTCTTGTTTATCCCACATTGAATATCTGTTGAATCTAGCCAATAGAATTATTGCTAAATTCTTAGGCATGCGAAAGCCAAATAATTCATATTCAAGGTGAGGACTTAAATTACTATTCATATAAGCATTTATTATTGGAACAGGATCAAAATCAACTTTATCATTAGGACGTAATCCTACATAAGGAATAGGGGTAGGAAAACAGGTTAATTTTGAATAATTAAGCAAATTTGGAAAATTATAATGTGGGTCGGCAATTTGTGATGGAATTGAAGATTTGAAAGGTAAAAAGGTGGTGATGTCTTTAAAGAGTCTAGTTATTATGGGATTTTTGGGATGAATGAATTGAATACGATTCATATGCCAAAAATCTCTGACGTTATCCGATACCCAATTAGCCATACTTTCGTATGGGGTAATTGGCACGGTAAAAAGATCAAAATGATAGCTGTCTTGGAAATCATCAACATAATCACCCCACCTATCTGTAGGACGATCTTGAGCTTCTTTCCGTTTCTTATGTAACCAAGCAGCTTCCGTAACGTCATTTCCTGGTTTGTTTACGCAAACCATGACTCTATCACCATCTACCTCTACGAACTTGTATTCGGGTGCAATTCGTGGAACGTATTCTTTTTTTGCAAAAATGAGTGGGTGTTTTTTAATGTGCTCTTCCAGCTCCCGCGTGACCTTTTGTAGTTCTTCATATGCAGCTTTTTCTGCATCCATTTCGCTAGTGTCTGTTTCAAAATTTTTTGGCCCAAAGGTACGCTCTACATGTCGATAAGAAATATCTTGATCATAATCAGGGACGTCGCAACGGGTATCAAAGTCTTCATACATTTCTTGAAGGCCATAATCATATATTATATCAATATTTTCCCTTCGAATAGGTTTGAATTTTGCTTTCAAGTTATCCAATAACGTTTTAATGGTGGGATTAATATTCATAATATAAAAATTAGGTAATTCTAAAGGAACAAACCAGTTTTTGTACACCGGATCTGTATCTTGTAATGCAGTGATGAAAACTATTTTTGATTCGATATTTTTATCAACAGCGAACATAGTGTTTCCTTCCATTTTCTGTAATATAGCTTCAAACCTCTCCTGAAGTTCAACGGGAACCGTAATTTTTAGATTTTTGGGAGGTTCAGTAATTTCCTGTTCAGACAAACTATCAAAGGTGTTTAACATCATTTGTAAACTAAACTCACTTAAATTAACTCGTAAGTTTTGAGTTTCTTCAATAACATCAACAGCATCGTTACAGTAATTTGTCCAGTTTTGAAAAGAACTTAACATGAAATCACCTAAGTCCTGATTATAAGCTTGAATTCGAGAAATACAAGACATAATAAAGCTATAGAGAAAATTGCCAGTTTTACTTGAATGTATAATGAAAAAGAACAATATGGAAAAGGCACACAATATACATAAAGCAATTATATAAATAGGTACAGGAAGAAAGGAACAAGCATTGTGGATGCCGTGAAAAAGATATCTAAAGGCAGTAAGATGTGAGGTTTTCTTACCAGTGACTAGGGTTTCTAAATACACGACATATGAAGTAACTGTGTTTACTAGTATTTTGCCCGGAATAGTTAATGGGTTACCAATTGAACATATGGACTCTAATACACAAAAGAAAACATAAGCACATAAAGCCGCTTTAGGGGCACCTAATTCAGGGCCTAAGTAGTTAACGAACAACAACCTAGCGGTTTCTTCAATAACAGGATCAAACAGCACAGCTTGAGGTATTAAGTAACCAAGAGGAACTTGATTACTATACGACATCAGGGTACCTATTATTGAAGCGGCTTTAAGTCCGACAGAACTGGTTTTGGCCAATGAAACTGGAATAGCTATGGCCGCCCCTATCAAAGCAATTATTGCAGTACCTAATAGAGCCACTTTATTAACATGCTCAGTTATATAAGCCAGGACTACATTTAATTTAGAAGTTTGAGCCCCGGGCAAATTTAACTGAAACATATCAAAAAAACGTTGGTGCCACAATATGTTTCGTGTGTCGGTTGATTTCTTTATGGAACGTTCAACAAATATCGCATCAACATAATTAGATAGTAAAGTGCGAAATCGTGATGAATATTGATCATGAATTGAGTGTATGAAAGGTTTATATTTATTAAGAGCGGAAGTTAACAACATAGCTTGTACGGTAGGTTCAAATGCATTAGTTACGTGCATACTGTGAACAGACGGGGCTATTGTATCATAAGCCAATCTCAAACCAGGAATTTGAACAAAATTATGGTAACCAGGTATTGGCAAAAGATTTTGTGGTACATCATTTTCAGAATAAACAGTAGATGTATAAGCTCCGAAGCATTGTTGTTGGGTATAACATCTATAGGTGCTTGAATCTGGTACGGCATGCTCATAATGGTTCTCTAAATCCCTACAACTAGGGTGGAAAAGAACTCGAGATTCATGGAACATTGCAATACTATCTCCAGACACTAAGAAGTCATGTCCTTCCAATAAACATAATCCGTTAAGGACTGCATATTGACAATTTAGTAAATTTCTCATGAGTGTGATTTTAAGGTAACTTATAGGTTCCGGCTCGCCTTGATCATTCGAAACCTCATATACGTCACCTAACAGTAAAACCCTAGTACAGGGCCCACCATAGCGAAGGTGGCTATTAACTTCAGCGATTTGTGTAACTAATGGAACTTTTGAAAGAGGAATAGTAAATACCCTTATTTGAGAATTGCTAGCATTTCGCAATTTATGGATTTTTGAAGCATGATACCTCATCCCGTCTTTAGACGAGAAGGAACCATAAGCTAAAACATAAACAACTTTTCTATTATGTTTAGCAGCGAGAGCAGCTAAGTATTGATACGTTCTAAGACTTCCATAGAAATCTATAAACATAAAAACACCAGGACGCGCCATTAGAAAATATTCCACACAATGGATCAACGCAATGCGTCGAATTTCAGCAGCATATGAGTGGACATTTATTTTCTTCCGGCGAGGATTATCTACTACGAGAACGTGGTCAGTAATAAGGTTGACTACAGGATCAGTTGGATAAAATTGCAAATCGGGATTAAGTGGGCTAAATGCAGGATACGTCACCCGTTCTACGGGTGGTGGGGCGGCCACACGACGTGTGCCCGCTCCCGCTGCTCCTCTTGGTGCAGCCATCGTTGGTACTAGTAAC